CTGCCTGTGCTTTAGCCGCAGCACGAGCTTCTTCAACAGACATAGGCTCTTGGCCTTCGGGTTTTTTAGCGTATAGGGTGTCGGAAAAATAACGTCTACCGCCACTGCCGGGGCGACGATCTGTGTCATCCCTGCCTGTAACTTGCTCTCGTACCGCAGTGTAGTCGGGTATGCTACCTTGGTATGTATTGTCGGGTATGTTTGGAGATAAGTAGCCTCTGTCTTTAAGAAAACTAGCGCCACCCAAACCTATCAATGCCTCTAGTGTACTATTACCACCAGACCCACCAGAACCGCCACCGAGCAAGCCTCCAAAAAGACGCTCTAAAAAATTGGGTTCATCTCTAAACCCAGTAAAATAATCAGTGTCTACGTCGCCAGACTCAAGAAAATAATTTAAGTAATCAGTGTTCGCTGGGCCACTAGAAGGGCCAGAGGTTTTTAATAGGTCGTCAAGGTCATCAAATGATATATCATCTTCATCATACAAGGCGTCCATAACAGGAATACCAAAAAGCATCATTTACCTCCGACTATACGTAGTAGCTCATCAAGACTACCATAAGAGTTTCTGACAGCACCACCGTTTGCCATCCCTGCACCACCTGTTAAGAAGGCGGTCAACGCATCAATATCATCTTCAGGCTCATTCTCTAGCTCAAACAACTCTGCGCTTCGCTCTTGGATTATGCGTGGCGGCGGTGCTCTAAATGATACTGGCGGTAACGAGGGTGTAGGCACTGGCACATCAAAATCAGGCAGCGGTATATCCAAGTCAGGTAGGTCAACATCAATACTTGGTGGATCAATGTCCGGCAAACTTGGCTTTGGTATTGCCTCTACCACACTTTCAATAACTTCTTTTGCAGGCTGCAAAACGGCATCGTCTACAGCAGAACCTACATCTTTCACTACGTCTTCTACAACTGGTGCTACTTCTTCTACTAACTCTTTTGCTGGTTCTATGATTACGTCGTCTACGGTAGAACCTACCGCCCGCACTGCATCTTCTACAACGGGTGCAGCGTCTATGATCGGCTCGACTATCGGTTTAACAACATCTTCTACTGCCGCTCCTGTGGCCTTAACTGCATCTTCTATGAGTGGTGCTTTTTCTACCACAGCACCTGCTACATCTTCGATAACGTCAACCACAGGTTCTGCTACATCACCCAATACCTTGACCGTGCCTTCTACAAACCCTTTTGCGGGCTGTAAAAAAGTATCGTCTATGAGACTGCCGGTCTCTGATATTACGTCTCCTATCTTCTTAATAAACTCCGGGGTCTTCATGTTGTTTGGCGCTAATGCACCGCCCTCTTTTATGTATTCCTCAAAACCCTTAGCTATAGCATCACCAAAATCGGTGCCTTTTGCTAACTCAAGCTCGGTTCTAACAAACCCCGCAACAGCATCGTCTTGGTTTATGTTGTAGCCATCTAAAAACTCTTTATCTAGCCCCACTTTATCCATTGCTGCTTTAGTGAATTTAGGGCCAACCAGAGATATAGCTGCACCTGCTACGTTTCCGTCTATCGCGGCATCTACAAACTTAGCTCCTTGCACTACTTTGCCAAACGTATCGGCAGTGTCTGCTGCGGCTTTTGCTGCTAATGCTAGTTCACTGCCTGCTGTAGCTCCTTCTGCGGCGAGGGCAGCATTGCTTGCTACGGCATCTAGTCCTTTTGCATAGCCTCCTATACCACCAAGCGCAAAAGATTTTAGTATGTCATTAGTATCGCCACCTGTAGCAGCAGTAATACCGGCTGATGTTGTGCCGTAAGCCAGTGCAGAACCAACCGCAGACGTACCGCCACCAAAAGCAGCCGTACCAGCAAGTGCCCCACCACCGAAAACAGACAGTCCAACTATGGCAGCAACTTTTAGTGCGTCTTTGACAGAACTGTCTTTGACTTCTTTAGTGCGTATTTCACCGAAAGTCATGGGGTCGTAGAGGTAAGTAGACCCGTCTTTAGTCTGGCGGATGGGCTGCACGCCGTACTTAGCGTACATAGACTGTAGCATCGGGTCGCGCTTATACGCTTCCAGCAATGCTTCTTGGTAACCCACACCTTCAGTTGCTTGTATGTACGGTATGGTTTCAGCAAGTATAGGTTTTACAAGTGACTGGAACTCAGAAATTTGCTCTTGCGAAGCGTTTGTATGCGACTCGTAGTTACCACCGAAATCTCTAATGCTTGGTGTGCCGGTGGTAGGTACTACGTCGAATCCGTAGTAACTGCTTAACGCTGCTGCAGTATCTGCACCGCCGGTATTAGCGATTGTACTGAAAGCAGACCGAACTACATCTTTGTCTACACCTGTGCCACTCTTTAGCCCTTTTAGGTATTCGGAGCCACCCACTTCGGATAAGTATTCATCTGGGGTAAAACTTAGCTTTGCTTTAGGGGCTTGGTAGTAATTTCTTCCGCCACCTTCACCGCCTATCTCCATAGCCATTTCTCTGTAGAGAGCTTCTTTAGGATTTAGCGGGTCTATAACAGTGTTTCTAAACACCCTATCGTAGTAATCATCTACCTCGTCTACATCATCCACAGTGTCGTAGACATTCTTACTTGCTGCACCTAGCAAGGTGTCTTTATAACTCTGTATAGCACTTTTAGCAGATACGGGTTTGCCCCTGCTAGCTATCATAGAGTCCACTACAGACGCACGAGACGTATCCACGGGCTTAGGCGGTAGAGTTGTAGGTTCAGGTATAAACTCACCGCCACTTACAGGTTTACCTACTCTGTTTGGTGGTGTTACTGGTGCGGGTGTAGGTTTAGGTGCAACACGTTCTTTAGCAGCTGCTTCTGCTGCTTTACGTTCTGCTTCTGCCTTTGCTTTTCTATCAGCAGCTTCTTTTGCAGCCTTTTCTGCCGCTCTACGCTCTTCCGCCACTCTAGCTTTTCTAGCTGCTTCTATTGCAGCTTTACGATCTGCTTCTGCTTTTGCTTTCCTAGCTGCTGCATCCGCCGCTGCTTTTTCTGCTGCTTTCCTAGCTGCTTCAGCTTGCGCTGCTTTCCTAGCTGCTTCAGCTTCTTCTTGAAACCGATTAGGTCTAGCACGAGATGGTGTAACTGGTGCAGGGGGGCGGCTCGTTATAGGACTAGGCGTAGGTGTAACAGGCTGCGGTCTAGGCGTTACCGGCGGCGGGGGTGTAACCCTGAATTCTGGAGGGAGTACAGATTCCGGTATTTTGTTAACTATCGGCCTACCCATACGATCATACTTCAAAGGGGGAGGGGTAAAAGTTGGTTTAGGAGCCACGGGTGCGGGTCTAGGTGGTGCAGGAGGTGGAGCAGGTATACGAACAGGGGGCGCTACGCTAACAGGTGCAGGAAACCCTCCTAATCCAAATCGACTAAGATCTAAAGTGGGTACCTTACTGGGATCGAGAAAACTACCTATCCCAGAGAAATCAAGGTTTATTGGGCCTATGTTACCTATCATCACTCTACCTCCAGCAGGCTAGCGACGACATGCAATCTGTTAGCTGTAGCAGCAGTGACTTTTATTATTTCCGATTCTTCTACCACTAGGGGTGCAGTAAGTAATTCTACTGTGGCGTTAGCACTAACAGCTTTGACCTTAAACAAACTGAACACCGCAGCGGAAGCATCGGTAATCGTTACTGTTATAGTATCTGCGTTACCCGAATCTTCGGACACAAGAATAGATTTCACAATAGCAGTACGTGCTGTTGGGCACGTATACAGCGTGGTAGCAGTAGTAGCTGTTAAATCTACTTTTGCATTTTTATACTGATTAGCCAAGGAACCATGCCTGTGCTTGAGCTTCTGGCGCTGCGGATAGCTCTCGTATGCCTTCGTCTAGCTGCCTGAAATAAAGACGCAATGCGTTGTTAAACAGTTCAAACGAAGCTGGTGTGTACTCTCTTGGGGGGTCAGGAAGTCTTGGAGCTACAAAATTATAGGTAGGCATTACCTTCTCCCATCCGCTCTTATGTCTAGTCTAGGGGCACCCAACTGCCACTTTACACCTAAACTATCAGACTGAACTTTTATAGAGAGCTGTCGCCCTCTTACTCTAGTATTCACCTGTGTGGTGTATTTTTCTACAGGCACCGTAGCAGATCTTGTGACAGTGCCGCTGCTAGAACCACCTTCAGACAATGGATCGTTTCGCCCAGAGCCAGATGACTGTAAAGGAAGTAGCTCAAACGTAGCCGCAGGGCTTTCGGCAGTAGACCCTTCAAACGTAATATCAGGTAGTAGACGCCTAATAAACGAAAACTTGTCTCCGTCGTCTATGTCAAACTCGCCCGATGTTATAAACGCGGTTATAGCAGAGCCAGTGCTACCCTCGTTGTTGTCTAGCCCGTCTTCATGTGTGACTAGGTTGTTACTATAAGTAGCAGCAACAGGAAACTGACGTATGCCAGTATCTAGCCAAGCAGACCTAGCTAGACTGCCAAAGTACCAAATGTTCTGTTCATAGTTGTATATGACGTACTTATCTATTGTGGTCGATGTGTCAGAGCAATAGAACCACCATATCTCGTTAAACCCTTCGTTCGATCCAGCAAATACCTGCTCTATCTGTTCATGGTTTATGTCAGTAAATACGTGGCGTTTTACTGTGCAGGGTAAGTTCTTAACGCTACCGTCGTATAGATAGAAAGAGTCCAACCCCATCCAGTAAGTTACGCCATCGGAAAACACCGCCGCGTTCTGTGATGCTATAGATAAGTTAGTAGATAGTAGCTGCGAACCCCACACTATGGTGCCGCCAACGTACTGCAAGGCATACAGAGCAGAATCGGTAAACACAAGAATCTCTTGACGTGCCTGTAGTGCGCCTATTATCTCAGAACCTTGAGACAGCCTTAGATCACCAGCTTGATTAGTGGCACTAGGAGTCCAGTTAACAACATCTTCTTGGTCTGACCAACGTATTAACATTGGGTCTTGGGTAGATGTTCCTAACGTATTAGCCCCAAAACAAAACACAAACCGGCTTACGTCAGATACCAATATGAAGTTCTGTTTGGTTGGTGTGTTAGAAGCACCTGACAGAGCGGATAACTCTACTGCCCGTGTGGTAAGCCCGTTAGTGGCATCCCAGTAGTAGATACTGTTACCACGAGGGCCAAACACTAAGTCCTCTCCAAAATTAGATTGGCTCCATAGCCTCAATGAATCCGTAGACACAGCTCCGTTACCCCATGTGCCTTCGCTCCACCCACCAGCACCCCAGCCAACTAATGGTACGGCAAACTCTGGGCCTACGTTCAGTTGATATTTTGCTGTTACAGAACCGCCGCCAGTGGCAGAAGATGAGGCTGCACTGCTTGATTCTATGGTGTATGTGTTGCCAGTAGAGTACGTTATCTGAAACTCGCCATTTAAGGTTAGTCCGCCTACAGCAGAAGCTCCGCTGAACGTAACAAAATCACCGTTTACGTAACCCCCATTGGCATCTGTAACCGTCACCGTGGTAGACCCAGAAACAGTCGTAAAAGGGTCAGTAAGAGACACGCCAGACGGCGTACGTTCAGGTGTTATATCGAAGTAGACTCCACCCTTTTCTATATACATTTTAAGGTTTGTACCTACGCCGAGCAGCTTCTGTCCTTCTAGGGTTACCCAGTTAAACAGTGCACGCGCAACACCTAAGAACGTATTAGAAGATATACGCTGCCACCCACCTATTTTTTCAGGGTAGCCTGCACGAAAACGTATTTTATCGCAGTCAGCCCAGCCTTCTTCATCCACATAACGTGTAACTTCTTTGTTTACACCGGGACGTAAAACCAGCTTACGCAAAGCCATTATCTATACTCACCTGTGCGTATAAGCTCAGTGACTTCTATTGCACGATCACCCACCTGACTTGCCCACCTGCTATCCATAAACTCATCAGCAGCTATATCGTACTGTTCACGAGACATGGCTTCTAGGGCTTTGACAAATCCGCGCAATCTGGTCAGACCAAGGTTGAAGCACAGGTTTATCATGGCATCTCGTCTGGGTTGAGTAAGATCTTCATACCAGTCATAGGCAGCGGCTAGTTCTTCATCACAACGCTTTATATCGTTTGACAGCAGATATTCGATCTCATCGTCAGACAAACCGATACCACCATCTTCGTCAATGCAGCGCCCGACACCAATCGTGGTCTTGTCGGCTGTACACTGATAGGCGAAAGCCTTAACACCTTCGTGCCGCTTCAATGTATCTACTAACTGGCCCATGAACGTCACCATCTACTTTTCTCGTGCTACTTGATTGACCTTCTCGTAGCTTCTCATTGCTCCGAGACCTAACATCCCCATCATAACGGGCACAAGAAGTGTTGTATCTACCTCTGGCACATCCATCCAGATGCCCAGTACGTTGGCGATAATAGTGTTGTACAACAGCCCTACCGCACAGATCCAGCCGATAGCAGGTCGCCACCCAGCTACAAACAAACTCTTGTGTGCAGCTTCCATCTTGTTGATTTCTAGTTGGCCTTTGAGAGCCTCTTGAGCGTGACGCTCTGACATGGTGGCAATCTCATGTGCCAACACATTCTTCTGATCCTT